CGCTCATCGGTCGCGGTCACGTAGGGTCCGGCGCGCTCCCGCGGCGACGACGAGGGGCGGGGGTGGTCACGGTCAGGTCCGCGCCGGCCACGTCGTGCACGCGCTGCACCGCGCCGGCGGCGGGCGCCTCGTCGTCCGCGTCGTCGTCCTCGTCGTCGTCGTCCTCGATGCCCAGGATCTCGGAGACCTGCGGCATGGTCAGGCCCAGCGCGTCACCCCACTTGAACCCGGGGTCACCGTTGCGCCGCTTGGCGATCATGGCCAGCGCGGCCAGCAGGTTGCCCTTGGGGGCGTCCTCGTCGCCCAGGGCGTCGATCGGCAGGCCGGACAGCTTCTCGACCGTGGCGATCTCGCCCATGGTCAGTCGCTCGACGTCCAGGTTGGTCAGGGTGGCCATGGCCAGGTCTCCTTAGATCAGGTCCGCGCGGCGCAGCAGGTCGGTCAGGCCCTTGTCGAGCGTGGCCAGCAGCTGCGGGCGGGTGCGCTGCAGCGCGTCGGTCAGGAACGGGTTGGCGGGGATGTTGCGAGCCGGCCAGCCGTAGTGCACGGGGCCGGCGTAGGGGGCGCGCGCACCGCCGGCGCGCACCACGGCCTTGGTCTTGCCGCGCCCGGCGCGCAGCGTGCCGGCCAGGTTGCCGGTCTCGCGCGGGGGGTTGGCCGCGGTGACGACCAGCAGGCCCAGGGTGTGCATCAGATCGCGCATGTCGGTGGCGTCCGCGCCGGCCTTGGCCAGGGCGCGCAGCGTGCGGCCCAGGCCCTCGACGCGCACCCGCGCGTCGCCGGCCGTGACCTCGAAGTCGTCCGCGGACGCCACCGTGATCAGGCCCCGGCGCCGCGGTCGAGCGCCGGCACCCCGGTGATCTCCCACTGCGTCTCGAAGGTGAAGGCGTTGGTGCGCGACGTCGAGGCCTCGCCACCGATCTCGGGGCGCGGGCCGACCGTGGCCAGGCCGGTGATGTGCGGCTGGGCGGGGGTCGGCGCGGCGTTGCCGTGCGGGGCGTAGGTGAACGCGACCTCGTCGCCGGTGTGGTCCCAGATGTAGGACCACAGCGAGTCGGGGTCGGTCGACTGCACCGCGGTGATGTTCAGCAGGTAGCGCTTGGTGTTGCCCTCGGCGGCGTCGGCGAACGTGATCACGTCGGCGTCGGCGTCCTCGTTGGTCACCCGCACGGCGGTGACGTCGGCGCGGTGGTCGGTGGCGGGGGTGCCGAAGCTCAGGATGAGCGCGTTTCCGCGGATGCGGTTCGAGCCGGCCATGGTCAGATCTCCTCGGTCAGTCGGATCTCGTCGGACAGATGCACGTTGACGGCCAGGTAGGTGGCCGTGTTGTAGGTGAAGGGGTACGGCGCGGTGACCTGCTCGACGCCGTAGGCGCCGTCCAGGGCGACCACCGCGGCGCCGATCAGGGCGTCCAGCTCGTTGGTCATGCGCTGGTTCGCGCCGACCTCGACGACCAGGGAGACCAGGTAGTGCACGGTGTGGGCGCCGAACGTGGCACCCTCGACATCCAGGTACGGATCGCCGGCCTGGATGATCGCGGCCGGCGCCGTCAGCTGCTCGGGCACGTGGTCGAGCACCCGGGCCGGCAGCACGCTCAGGGTCCGCGCCAGGTCGGCGCGGCGTGCGGCCAGGTGCCCGGTCACGCGAACCCACCACCGACGAACGGCGCCAGCAGCGGGTAGGCGGCGACCATCGGGTCACGGGCGATCCGCACCGGGGCGGCGTCGGGGGTGGCGAACTGCGCCACGCCGTTCTTGGTCGCCCGGCGGTGGAACAGCTCGGCACCGACCTCGAGGGTGGCGCGCTGCAGGACCTCGGCCGGCACGTCGGCGGTGCCGACGAACCCGGCGATGAGCGCCACCGCCTGGTCCCACGACTGTTCGACGAACGGCGCGTCGGTGTCGTTGGCACGCACGAACGTGGCCAGGTCGGTGGCGCTCATCGTCGTGGTCACGCGCCCGCGGCGGCCGGCTTGACCTTGACCAGACCGGCCGGCTTCTGCACCGCGGCCGACACGTAGCCGTAGACGGAGAAGTCACGGGTCAGGTTGACCACGTTGTCGTCCTGCAGCCGCGTGGGGGCGCCGGGGGACTCCAGGGTCTTGATCGCGGTCTGGTCGTAGGCCACGACGGTGCCGGCGGTGGCGTTGGGCAGCAGCTTGAACGGCAGGCCGGCCACCGAACCGGACGCGGTGCGCACGCTCAGCGTGCCGACCTTGTCCGCCGGCTGGCCGCCGATCTGCAGCACCCGCTCGGAGGCCTCGACGGCGTACAGCGCCCGGAACGAGGCCTTGTCGAGCCACAGCCCGTCCAGGGAGCGCCCGACGTTCTCGAAGTGCTCGACCAGGTCGAGCACCAGCGCCACGATGCCGTCCTGGGTGGTCAGGTCCGCGGTCACCTCGGCCAGCTTGCCGGCGCCGGTCGCGGTGACGGCGGCGTTGAACCGGGCGCGCACGTAGGCCTCGGACGCCTGCCCGTAGCGCTCGTGCAGCGCCTCGAACAGGGTGTCGAGCACCGACACGCTGGCACGCTCGATCGCCTGGCGGCTCATGGCGGACCAGCCGCCCAGGGTGTCGACCGGGGCCGTCTTGGTCTCGATCGACACCTTGCCGAACAGCAGGTCGTCGCCCTCGTTGGCCTGCACCCCGACCTGGGTGGTGTCCGACTTGAGCACGGCGAACTCGACGCCCATGCCCTGGGCGGGCAGCACCCCGCGCGCGAACGTCTCGAGCATGGGGCGCCGCTTGCGGATGATCTCGGTCAGGTCGCCCACCCAGGCGTCCTTGAGCACGGTGTCCCCCGACACCGCACCCTCGTAGGCGCGCTGGGCGGTCTCGTCGCCGGCGACGATCGCGCGCAGGAACTCACCGATCGACCGGTACTGGTCGACGCGGTCGGCCGGCGCGCTCGGGCCGTGCGCCTGCAGCAGCGCGACCGAGCGCTGCAGCTCGTCCATGTGCTCGGACAGGACGCGCACGTCCTCGCGGGTGGCGGTCTCGGTCACGGGGTGCTCCTTGGTGTCGGGCGGGGTGGGGGCGGGGTCGGTGGGGTGCCGGTGGCGCACGGCGGCGACCTTGGCGCCGTCGTAGGCGGGGAACGGGACCAGCGACACCTCGCGCACCCGCACGCGGGTGCGGGTGACGTGCAGCCGGCCGTCGTCGTCCTTGGTCTCGACGTGCTCGATCGGCTCGAACCCGATCGACATACGGTCGATCACGCCGTCGCGCAGCAGCGTGTAGGCCTCGTCACCGGTGGGGGTCTGGGAGATCCGGGCGGTGATCTCCCACCCGGCGTCGGTGTCGCGGGTCTCGATGACCTTGCCGATCGCGGCACGGTGCAGCCAGAACAGCTTGGGCTCGCCGGGGTCAGCCTCGCAGGCGCCGCGGGCGATGGACTCGAAGTAGTCGTCGAGCCAGCCGGAGATCCGCACCTCGTCGTCCCACGGCACGGCGATGCCGGTCACGGTGCGCGCGGCGGTGTCGACCTCGCGGACCTCGAAGGATCGGACCTCGAGGCCGGCGGCGTGGCGCTGGTCGACGGGCGCGGGGGTGGTCTCAGCGCTCACGGGGTGGGCTCCTGCTCGAGAGTCGGGGCCGGCGCGGGCGCCGGCGTCGGGGCGGTGTGCGGCAGGCCCTCGATCTGCTGGGCGTGCTGGGCGGAGTACAGGCCGGTTCGTATGGCGATCTCGTGCGCCTCGTACCTGGTCTTGGTGTCGGTGCGCAGCAGCGCGTCGACCTTGAACCGGGCGACCTGTCCGCGCGGCAGCAGCTCGGTCAGCTGCACCTCGATCTCGCGCAGGTAGCTCATCAGCGTGTAGCGCACGAACCAGATGTCGACCTGCTCCTGATTCGAGTAGGTGTCCGACCCACCGTCGACCGCGGCGGCCAGGTAGGTCGGGGGGATCCCGAACAGCCGGGCAACCTCGGTGACGGAGAACTGCCGCGACTCGAGGAACTGGGCGTCGGCGGGGCGCAGGCCCACGGTGGAGTAGGTCAGGCCGTTGCCCAGCACGGTGGGCTCGGTCGGCTTGAACATGTCCCGGGCGCGGGCTTTCCACTGCTCGGCCTGCGCCGGGGACAGGGTCTGCTCGGTGGACAGCACCCCGTTGGGGATCCCGGAGTCGGTGAACCAGCTCGAGGCGTAGTCGCGCAGGTCCAGGGCGCCGCGCAGCTCGGCGGCGGCGGCCTCGATCGGTCCCAGCCCGCGCAGCCGGCCCGGCACGCGCAGCTTCTTGAGGTGCGAGACCTGCCACGGCTGCAGCGTCTCGCCGCGCCACCCGTACTCGAGGCGCCCGTGCCGGTCGCGGCGCACCGACACCTCGTGCGCCGGCATCACCTCGAGGGACACCACGGGGTCGGCGGGGCCGACGCGGTGCCGGCGCCAGAAGCCCTCGCCGGTCGCGGCCAGGGACGTGGTCGTCAGCTCGAGGAACGCCGATGCCGGCTGCTCGACGTCGGGCTTGGTGATCAGCGAAGGGGTGTCGATCTCCTGCCCGGCGCGCCATACCCCGATCGACAGCTGCGAGGCGGCGGTGGCCAGGATGTCGATCGCCCGGTACACGGTCGACAGGGTCAGTGCCTCGGTCGGGGTGGCCAGCCGCGACAGCGCGGTGCGTGCCGGCGGCTGCACCCCGGCGCCGGGGGCCGGCTGCTCGGGGGGCGTCTCGGCGCGCTGCGCGATCCACAGCGAGTCGCGGATGCGATCCATCAGGCCCATGACCTGACCGTGCCGCGGCATCTTCCGATCCATCGAACCGGCAGGGGTGTCGGCGCGCCGGGGGCTCATCCGCGGCGGTTGCCGTGCAGCTGACGCAGCACCTGGTCGTCGCCGGGGTGCGCGCGCTGCTCGTGACGGCGCGCCTCACGGAGGGACTCGGAACGGGTGGTGCCGGGCAGGCCTCGCCAGCCGCACGGGCACAGCGGCAGGAACGTTCCGCCACCGACGTCGACGCGCACGCGCATGGGTGTGTCTCCTGGTTCAGTAGATCGGGATCGTGGATGACAGGCGCCGCGCCAGCTCGGCGGCGCCCATGGCGGCGACGAGCGGGTCGACCGGTGCCAGGGAGTCGCGGCGCGAGATCACCTGCGCCTCGCCGGCGCGCCGCTCGGCGGCGGTCTCGATCGCGGCGCGCAGCGCCGGCGAGGCGTCGTGACCGATCCGCTGGTCCTCGACGTCGGCCTTGAACGCGGTCCAGGCGGTGGCGTAGTCGCGCAGGCTCAGCGCGGTGACGTCCACACCGCGCCGGCGCAGCTCGTCGGTGACCACCCGGGCCGGCCCACCGTCGTCGGCGCCGATCGTCGGGGCGCGGGTGGCTAGGTCGGCCACGTAGTCGACCAGCCATGTCACCCCGGGGCGCCGCTCAGCGACGTGCAGCTGCACCCGCCCGGTCTCGTCGAGCCAGGCACCCCACACCGCCGCGGCGGTGCGGTCGACCGCGACGTCGTAGAAGTAGGCGACCTGCCAGGGGTCGGCCGGCGGCTGCTGCGCCGGGTTGTGCAGCGTGTCCCAGGTGTCGAGGTCGACCACGGTGTGCTCGCGCACCCGGGTGGAGCGGTTGAGGAACCCGCGCAGGAAGTCGGCGTGGGTGTTGTTCTCGGGCTTGGCTTCGTTGGCCAGGTCCTCGAGGGACAGCAGCCCGTCGAGGCCGGGGTGGAAGTCCCAGGTGCTCGGGGCGTAGGGGTCGGCGTCGTCGGCGGCCGACCACTCGAAGTAGGCCATGGTCGAGGTCGGGTCGTCGACGGCGGCGCGGCCGGCCTCGACCAGCTCGTGCCACCACGTCGAGTCGTTGTCGCCGGCGGCCGACACGATGAACAGCTGCCGGTCGGGGCGGGTGATCTGCGCCGGGCGCACCGCGCGCATCAGGTCGGCGCCCTCGTCGCTCGAGAACGCCCAGCCCTCGTCGACGAACACCAGCGGCGGGGTGTACCCGTGCAGCGCTTTCTTGCCCGGGGCGAACGGGGCGATGAACGAGCGGTTGGGGAACGTGCACCGCTGGTCACCCTTGCCGCGGCGCACGGTGGCGAAGGTCGACAGCAGCACCGACGCCTCGACGTCGGACACCAGGTCTTCCCACCGGGCGGCGGCATCCTTGCCCAGCTGGGCGGTCATGAACGCCTGGGTGCCGGGGCGCGACAGGGTCCGCTCGAGGAAGATCGGGCGCATCAGCGTGGTCTTGCCGGTCTGCCGCGGCAGGGAGATCACGACGAGCTGGTACCGGAACCGCAGCCGGGATCCCGGGGGGTTCAGCTCGGTGGCCACGTCTGCGATGTACTGCTGGTGCGGCAGCAGCGGCTTGCCCATCTCGGCGGCCAGCACCGCGACCTTGCCGCCGCGGGTGGCGCGTGAGGGGTCGCGGCGGGTGGCGTAGCGGGGAGGCCGGCGCAGGTCCTCGGGCAGCAGCACCCGCCGGGCGGTGTCAGTCGGCATCGGCCAGCGCCCTGGTCATGGCCTCGAACTTGTCGTTGACGGCCTGCTGCACGGTGGGCAGCGAGTCGGCGGTGTCCAGCACCTTGGAGAACAGCGACATGGCGGCCACGGTGACCTTGCCGCGGCCGAACTCGACGTCGAGGGCACGCGCGCCCTGCACGATCAGCTCGACCTTGAGTGCGTGCGTCTCGTCGAGGGTGCCGGCCGCGCGCAGCGCCTGCAGCGAGGTGGCCGCGGCACGCTCGATCGCGCCGGGGGAGGCCTCGGCGCGGGTGGGCGGCTCGACCTCGAACAGTGCGTCGGTGTTCTCGGTCATGATCGGGTCCTTCTCGGGTCGTTTCCGCAGGTCGGGGCCGTTTTTTCGGTGTTCTCGGGGGGATCCGGCAGG